CGGGACCCATGAATCTGGACCAAGCGGCCCAGGCACTCTCAGCAATGCTGCCCGATGAGGGAGAACAGTCAATTGATGAGACGTTGGACGATTCGCTGGAAGGCGAGTCGGCGGCGCCAGCCGATACATCACTGGAAGATGCAGACGCAGACGGTGAAGTAACGGACGGCGAACAGTTAGAGGAAAGTGACGATTCCGAGGAAGAAAAGCCGGATCAGACCTTTACCGTCAAAGTTGACGGGACAGAGGTGACTGTAACCCTGGACGAACTTCAGAAGGGATATTCGCGGACTCAGGACTACACGCGAAAGACTCAGCAAATTGCCGAAATTCGACGCCAAGTCGAGTCGGAAGCAGAGGCCATTCGCGCCGAGCGCAGTCAGTACGCTCAGTTGTTAGGAGCATTGGAGTCTCAGGTTCAGCAAGCCGCAGAGCCTAATATTGATTGGGATCGCCTTTACCAAGAGGACCCCATCGAGTGGGTGCGGCAGAAAGAGGTGATGCGTGAAAACCAAGCAAAGTCGCAGGCTATTCAATTTGAAAAGCAACGTCTAGCGGAAATTTCACAGCAGGAGCAATCTCAACAGATGCAGTCTTATCTTGCGCAACAGCGGGATGAATTGCTGAAGGTTTTGCCAGATTGGAAAGACCCAACTAAGGCAAAAAAAGAGAAAGAATTGCTCATTGACTTTGGCCAAAAGGCTGGGTTTAGCGCCGATGAACTAAAGAACATCTTCGACCACCGCGTCGTAAATGTGCTGCGTAAAGCAGCGCTATACGAACAGATGATGTCCAAGAGACAGAACATCAAGCCGGTGACGAACAATGGTCCACGTCCTGCCAAGCCAGGTGCAGCAGGCCGTGTCTCCACGACAAATGAAGCTACTCGCGCAAAACAGCGTCTTGCAAAAACTGGTCGCGTCAATGACGCGGCCTCCGCAATTGAACTTTTATTAAAGTGAGTAAATCATGGCAATCGTAACAAACACCTTCACCACCTTTGATGCAAAAGGTATTCGGGAGGATTTGAGCAATATTATTACCAATATTGCACCGGAAGATGTACCGTATCAATCCAACATTGGACGCCAATCTATTAGTAATTCTCTTTTTGAATGGCAAACGGATACCCTTGCTTCAGCAGCGGCAAATAAACAGATCGAGGGAGACGATATTTCGTCCTTTGATGCTGTTACAGCTACTGTTCGTTTGCAAAACTACGCTCAGATTTCGCGCAAGACTATTGTCCTGTCCGCAACTGAGGAAGTGGTTAACAAGGCAGGGCGTCGCAGTGAACTGGCCTATCAAATTGCCAAGCGGGGTTCTGAACTTCGTCGCGATCAAGAATTCACTTTGCTCAATGGTGCAGTCGCTGCCGCTGGTTCTACCAGCGTTGCACGCGGTACTGCTTCGCTTGGTGCGTTTATCAAGACCAACGTTGATATGCAGACCAATGGCACTAACCCTTCGTACACAACGCTGCCAAACAGCGCCCGTACTGACGGTAACGTGCGTACCTTCACCGAGACTATTTTGAAGAACGTCATCCAGCAAGTCTGGGCCGCTGGCGGTACTCCAAAAATCTTGATGACGGGTCCTGTGAACAAGCAGCGCGTCTCTGGCTTTGCTGGTATTGCATCCTCGCGTTTCAACATTGATGGCGGCGTAAAGCCTGCAACCATCATTGGCGCAGCAGACGTTTACGTCAGCGACTTCGGAAACGTGCAAGTGGTTCCTAACCGCTTCCAGCGTGAGCGTGATGCGTGGGTGCTTGATCCTGAGTACGCGAAGGTAACCACTCTGCGTCCTTACCAGCAGATTGAACTGGCTAAAACCGGCGATGCCGAAAAGCGACTTTTAATTTGCGAATGGGGCCACCTTGTGTTAGCAGAAAATGCCCACGGCTTGGCTGCTGACCTGATTACTTCGTAATCAAACATGGAAGGGATCAGGGAAACCTGGTCCCTTTTTTAAATGAGCGAATCAAGATTATTTGACACAAACGCAGACCTTGGAATCACTCGGACGTGGCACTACGACGAGGAAACCGACAAGGCGACTATCCAGACAAGTCAAGATGTCACGGCGATCATTGAAGAAAACCGGAACACCTACAACCAGGGCGAGAAGCACGACAAGTATGGCGAATGGAGCCGCGTGGCGTCCATACCATTGAGCGTGTATTTCAAGCTCAAGGCAGAGGGTAAGTTGGATGATGATGCGTACATGAAACGCTGGCTCAACGATCCCGAGAACCAATACTTTAGAACTCGACCAGGACAAGTATGAACTATGTAGCAGTCTGCACGCCAGCGCGTGATATGGTCCACACAAACTTCACCTATTGCCTGGTGAATATGGTGGCGTATCACACTATCAATACTACCGATGCCGTATCTCTCAAGATCATGCAGGGTACGCTGATACAGAACCAGCGCGCTGACTTGGCGCTGGACGCGATGGCCGAGGGCTGCACGCACATCCTGTTCATTGACTCAGATATGACGTTCCCGCAGGATATGGTTGGCCGTTTGCTAAAGCACGATCTGGACATTGTGGCCACCAACTGCGCTAGGCGCAGGATGCCTACCGGACCCACAGCTCAGAACTACAAGCCTGACGGTACGCGGGAGCTGGTGTACACCATGCCAGAGAGCACCGGCATTGAGGAGGTTGGCTCCATAGGCATGGGCGTGATGCTGATTAAGCGTAACGTCTTTGAGAAGCTGTCCGAGCCTTGGTTTGAGACTCCCTGGCGTCCCAAGGAGCGCGGGTACATTGGTGAGGATATTTTCTTCTGCCGAAAAGCGCAGGAGGCAGGGTTTAAAATCCACATTGACCATGACGTGAGCAAAGAGATTGGTCACATTGGAACGTTTGAATTCAAGCACGACCATACATGGGTGATGCGCGAGCTTGAGGAACAGGAAAAGGCAACGTAATGGCTCTGACAACGTACACGGAGTTAAAGACATCAATCGGTGACTGGCTTAACCGCACCGATTTAACGTCTGCCATTGCCGACTTCATATCCCTGGCAGAGGCGCAGATTGAGCGCCAGCTACGCACCAGGCAGATGATTACCAGGTCCACAGCTAATTTTTCAAGTGAATATGGAGTTGTCCCTGATGATTTCCTAGAAACAAAGTCACTTAAGCTGACAAGCACAAACCCCGTTACTCCATTGGTATTTCAAACCATTGACGCGCTGGACGATCTGGCTAGGACTTTTTCTGCACCATCTCGCCCTAAATACTTTGGTATTGTCGGTGGCCAGATTAGGCTAGTGCCTGCGCCAGATACAACGTATACCACTGAATTGGTGTACTACGCTAAATTGACTAAGCTGTCATCTACGGTAGCTACTAACTGGCTGCTGGCATCCAGCCCCGACATTTACTTGTATGGCAGTTTGTTACAGGCTGCGCCATACCTCCATGATGATGCGAGAATACAAGTATGGTCAAGCCTTTACGACAGGGCTTTAACTGATGTTCAGACAGCGGATGATCGTAGCGCTACGTCTGGTGGTGCAATGTCTGCGCGCGCAAGGGGATTCGGATGATTGTTACCACTACCAAGGGCGATATGGATGACTCTATGCTGGTGAAGCAAGAGGGGTCTTTGGAGAACGATAACGAGCTAACCAGTTGGACGGAATACTGGTTAGATGGGGAACTGGTCCATAGATCGGTTCATGTACTGTTGAAAAAGAACGTCACGGCAGAGGGTGTCGCGGCGATGATTGGATAGGAATACATCATGTCTAATACCCAGGCGCTCTGTACATCATTCAAGGTTGACCTGCTAAACGCGGTCCATGCATTTAATGGCACTGGAGTGCCTGCGCACACTGTATCCACGGCAGACAGTTTTAAGGCTGCCTTGTACCTGGCCAGCGCCACCGTGAACGCCACTACAACGGCCTACAGCGCCACCGGAGAGGTGAGTGGCACTGGATATACCGCTGGAGGTGTTGCGGTCACGTTTGGCACTGCCCCGTCCTCCACAAGCACTACAGCGTTTCTCACTCCCAGCGCAAGCATTGTCTTTAGCGGCGTAACGCTGGCTACTGCCTTTGATGCTGTGCTCCTCTATAACTCAAGCCAGAGCAATAAGGCAGTCAGCGTGCATACCTTTGGGTCACAGACAGTGACTGCTGGTACGTTTACCCTGACCATGCCCACCAATGACTCCAGCACCGGCCTGATTCGGCTGGCATAACCTGGGAGCAGCGCCGTGGCTGCATACGGTACAGGCTACTACGGCAATGGCGTCTATGGCATAGGCAATGTCGTTATCAGCGGCAACCAGGCAACTGGCGCCGTCGGCACTCTGCTTGTCAACATATCCAAGCAAGGGGATGGGGTTAGCGCCACCGGCAGTGCAGGCACTGTCACTACATCCAGGACGGTGGCCATCACCGGCAACGCGGCAGCCCTGTCCGCTGGCTTAGTTTCGGTATCTAGCACTAATGCAGTTACTGGTAACTCTGCAATCCTTTCAGTCGGCACTGTTGCTCTTGCTAGTGCGGTGGATGTATCGGGTAACTCTATATCCGCTGCTGCTGGCACTGTGTCTCGCGGGAATACTTCGTTTGCTCTGAGTGGTAATTCGTCCATCTTATCCGCAGGGACAGTGACGGGCGAGGTAGTCACATTCCAGGCTATTACCGGAGTAAGCGCAACCCTCAATGCTGGTAGCGTCACAAACAGCGTTTCGGTGGCGATAATTGGGGTAAGTGCATCATGTTCTGTCGGAACTATATTGGGTTACGGGTGGGGCGCTACGCCGGATACATCCGAAACCTGGTCAGGTCAGTCAGACACATCTCAATCCTGGTCAGCAATTTCGGATACATCCGAGAGCTGGACACCAGGCACAGACACTTCAGAATCATGGACAGAAATTTCAGATAACGCGGAAACTTGGCAAGCAATTGCATAGGAGTAAATCATGGCAGATACCACAACCACAAACCTACTACTCACAAAGCCAGAGGTAGGGGCCAGTACTGACACTTGGGGTACAAAGATCAATACCGACATGGACACCATTGATGCCGCATTCAAGGGCGATGGAACAGGTACTTCTGTCGGCCTCAATGTCGGCGCTGGCAAGACGCTGGCGG